AGTTGAGTCATCTCCACCATTTGGATTTTCTGATTGTCCAAGTAAGTTCTTTCCTAAAAATATAAGCATTCTAGGATCTCCATCCATTGCTCTAGTCATCTGTGTTCTGCGTAATCCCATTGTGCCGTTTGCTTTGCCTTGATCTATTTCGCTTGAGTATTTCTTTTCTAGTGTGCCTTTGCTTATTCCTGTGATGTGGGATATTTCCGCCAATGAACAATGAATCTCTGAGAGACGTCTAACCAAATCCTTGTTGGCTTTGGCTATCTCCTTGTAATTCTTTTTGTCCTCTGGCTTGTCCATTATAGATACCTGTTTTCTACTTTTACTCTAAAACGTCTTGAGTCAACAGCACCGTCTGCTGTTGTGACAGTGTTTTTTACTTCATATATCTCTTGCACACTTCCGCCTGTAAGTTCTACATAGGCTTTTTGTGTTCCAGTTACAATGCCACTTGCGGCTACTGTTAATGGTGCTGAGTCTCCTGAAATTGTTGATGCTGTCCAAGCCACTGATTGCAATGTGTCATTGCCAGTTAACCAGTCAGTCCAATCAACAGTGTAAGTTAATTGTGCATCAGGATCTTTTGGTATATACGAACCTTTGACACTTTGTTTGAATCCTGTTATGTCAGTCACGCTAATTGTCTCCTTTGTTGGTATGTGGTTTTACTTGTGCGTAGGTTCCTTGTTTCTTGAGGAACTAGCAAGCCGCCACTTTCTTGTGTTACTTTATAAATTGGTTGTTGTTTACCAACTACAAATTCTGTTGACTCTTCAAGAACACGACTATATCTAGTTTCACTGTCAACATCATAGTTGCGAACTGGATCAAAGCCAAGGATTCTACCATATGCAATAGTAGAGTTTACACCCTGGAATGTGCCTGAGGCATTTCTACGTGCTGCCGCAACAGCAAGTATGTCTGCAATTGATTCAAGTGCGGCATCTGCAAATTCTGTATGCCCTACTATTCCTGTGAACTGTGTAGTAACTTGTGCGGCTAGTTCTGAAGGACTACTTCTAGTTCTACTTGCACTCGCTTGAAGTGTTGCTGTTGGGAATAAGAAAGCGTCAGCACTTACAACAATATCAACTATAAATTCACTTGCTAGTGTTGCTGAACCAATAATTCTAAAGATTGCATTTGCACTTATACTGGTTGATACTGGTAAATCAAGTGTAGGTCCTGCTGTGTAAACAGCACTTTGACTACTTGCGGTGTCTACAGTTGCTGATAAACCACTGGATTTTACTCTAGTGTAAACAGTTGAAACACCAGTGTCTACACTAAGGCTTGCTGATGCTGTTTTGGTTTGTCCAACAAATGTTTGTGTGACATCTAAAGCACTTGCAACTTCAAACTCTTCAGGTGCCAAGCCAGGTTGTGCTGAAGCACTTGCTGACATTCCTGACAGTGCCTGCAGAATAAAGGTATTTGCACCCCATACTGAGCCTGGATATGTTTGCCATTGAACACCTACTTCATCCCAGGTTGATTCATTTGATAGTAAACCTACTTGATATGTTGCTGATATTAATGGTGTTATTGCATTGTTTAGAGTTGCTGTTGCACCTCGTTCAACGTCTGCATCTGCACCAACACCAAACGCCACTGTAAGGTTTTGAGCCCCAGCACGTCTTTGTCTCTCTGGTGTTGTAGATTGTAGAACAGTCCCATCTACAGTTGCTGAAGCATAAAACAACACATCTGCACTTGCACTTAGACTACTTTGTAGTGTGACGCTACTTGAGTCTTGTCTTGTTCTATCAGCACCAACTGATTGACTTGTGAAAGCATCTGCTGTTGCTGTTGCATATATTTCTAGTGTTGCTGTTGCACTTGTGCTTGTGCTGGCAGTTAGAGCCGCACTAGCGTAGACATTTTGACTTACATAACCTGCGTCAAAATAGTCAGGGTGAACATAACCTGCTAGATCGCTGACACTTAATATTTGTGCTGACGCACTTAGACTAGTAGCCGCTGACACACTCGCGGTGGCAGAGGCAGTGTAGACAGTATAACCACTGGCTACATAATCGTCGTCAAAATATACAATGTCAGACACAAGCCTTGCCTTATGCTAGTGTAATTGTAAGGTTAGATGCCTGAATAACAAATGTGTCACCAGTTTCAATTAATTTACTACTGTCTAGTGTTCCGTAGTATAATACATTGCCGCCAGTAGCCGCATCCATAATAGCCAGGTGAGTAACTGTTCCCCAGTCTTCAGTGGCTGTTGTAAATGTTACAGTTGAACCTGATCCTGCTGATCCAGTTGGGCTTGATGCCGCGTCAAAAGTAATTGTTTTTCTGTCGTAGCCTGATGCACTTGCATTTACTGTGGCTGGCACTTCGTCTGACAGTGTTCCTGCTTCCAGGTTTGCTGTAGCGTTTCCGCTGGTGTTTAAGAATAGACCCACATACACCGTTGTTGGTGCTGTCCAGGATGTTGTTCCTAAACTGTGATCTAAAAGTTTCGTTTCTAAATAGTTGCTTGCCGCACTCATAGTTTTTCTCCTTGATGTTTAACTAAATGTGTCACTTGATTGTGATGTTGTTCTTGTCCAATAAGGTTGTGTCCTTTGTGGAGTTGTATTTGGAATATTATACAGTGCTGATTCCATCCACTGCCAATAGTCGCTTGTGTCGTTGGTGCCTAATGAGAAATAAGTTGAGCCTGTGTAGCCCTGTAAACTTGATCCTCCAATACTACCGCCATCTGTGAGGTCCGCACCGTTGTTGCCTCTAAGAAATATTTGTGGTTGTGGTAATCCTGTGTTTGTGCCGTCTGTGCCTAAATCTCTAACGCCACCATTGTAAAACTTTGCTCTGTATGATGCTGTTTCTATGGGCATCCAATTTGCATCTACTCCGTGTTTCCACGCCACATACAATTGATATAAGCCACCATTGAAACCGTCTGTTGTTGCATCTAATTTGCCTGGGAATCTTTCTGGTCCGTTAACAGTTGGATTTGAATATAAACCTTTGTCAACAGTAAATGGATAACCAGTGTGTTGTTCGTTTCTTACACCCAACAACATACCTTGTCCTACGTGCCAACTGTTTGAACCAACTAGAATCTGTTGATAGGTTATGAGTAGTATTCTGTTGTCGTTTGATTGGTTGCGTGTGCCTTGACTTACGCCATCATAATAAAAAGTAAAGTCCTGTGTGCCATCACTTTTTAGTCTAGCGTGAAATTGGTAGTGTCGCCACGCATTGGTGTTGCCTGTGACTGAATATGTTTCACTTTGTGGATAGTTGTATCCTGGTTGAATAATTCTTTCTACTCTGTTGCCAACAAATTCAACTGAGCCATTGGTAATCTTAATAAAACTTCTGTGTGAACCTGATTCTTCATATTCACTTACTTGTGTGTCTATGAGTATTTCACCACCTACGTGATAAGCCCAAAAAGCAATAGTAAATGAAAAACATCCACCGTATCTGCCACTATTAATTGTGCCATCAATGTAGTCTCTACTCAGTGTTGCTCCACCTGGCTCAAACCAAGTGTGATAGAGTGCTCTAACTGTGCCATTGTGATTTGAATCATTATAGTCGTTGGCGAAGCCAATGCCGCCTACACCCAAGGCTTGTGCACCTTCACGTCTGTGATTCTGTAACAACGGCATACAAAACATTTAACTGTAGTTCCTCATTAGTGTGCCCAACATCTTTGTGCCTGTTGAGTAAAATACCAATAGGTCCACCGCATCTGCGTCTACACTCAGTGTTGGTGATAAGCCTTCTGGAAACAAATAATCTGAACCAAATGTTATGGTTCTTGCACCTGTTGAGTCTTGTGTTGCCAACAGTGTATAAGTTGCACCTGCTTGTTGATTTGTAGGGTTAGCAAGTGTTATTGACTGATTGAGTGTGATTGATGCTGTTTGATTTGCATCTAAGTCCCAGTTTACAGTTGAACTTGGTGTAAGTGTTGACTGAGCAATAAACTGTTGTGCTGTAAAGCCAGTCACAGTGTCGCTCAACAGCACTGGTTCAAGTGCACCAGTTGTGGTGTTGTATCTTAGACTTTGATTGTTTTGAATACTTGCAATATCAAACTTTTCTTTGACTAGGTTAACATTGTCTGCTGTTTGTTTGATAGCAGGACGAGCATTTAATACTAAGTCTGAGTCTTGATCTAAATGTTGTGTGTCAATTGTTGTGGTTATCCAAGTCATTGCGTTTCCTTAACTGTTATCATCTATAATTGTAGTTGAAGCGTCTGTGCCATCCATATGCAATAGTAATAGAGTGTTGGTATCATTTGTAAATTGCCCACTTGGAACTGTAAAGTTGCTTGTGTATCTTGCTGTGTCGCTTACACGAACTTCATCTATGTAACCAACAAAGTCTTCTAAGTTTGTTGCCGCTGAACCTATTCTTGTGGGGTTGCCTTGTGCTCTAATGTTTTCACTAGCACCTGAGTCTACACTTGAACCATCTACATACAGTGTAAAGTTAGTTGGATCTTTTACAAGTGCAATGTGATGCCAAGTGTTCCTTC